TATCAAGAAGATAGCTTTAAATGAAAAAGACTTGACTAATGCACTCCGCAGCATAGAGAATTTAGCTAGAATAATGGGTTATATGAAAGATGTTACAACACAACAAGTTACAGCAATCTTTACTGACGCTTTAAAGGACTTGCCAATTACACAACCACCTAAAGCACAAGAGGTTATAGATACTACACCTGTTAATAACTCTAAAGAAGATACTGATATTAGTAAGTCTAATGATAGCAATAAGATATAGCAACCGTCATATAATAACTATTATGTAAACATAAGCAGTTGCAAGTGTTAGTATGTATAAGGATACAATAGCAGTTAAGTGTATGATGTATAATAAGTTAGAATAATTAAGCTGGGGAGACCATAGCCTACCCCCCAGCCTACCCTTATTATAGTCATAAACCCACACACTAAATTACTCACAATTTTAAAAATTAACCTATGACCTATCAACTAATTTCTGATGAAATGTATCCCGTAGATACTCCTAAATACCGCTTTATTATCTTTGAAAAAGACGGTCTATGGTATCTTAGATGTTTTTAGCACTCTATGGATGGGACTGCTAATTTAAATGGCTCTAATTTAAGCGTAGATGCCCCTAATTTCAACGAACTAAGTTTAAATGACCATTCTTACCAAGGAACAAGTAAATACCTATTTTAACTTCTTTAAGGACGATTTTTTAGAGTTTTCTAAATTCTTCCTTAAACACTATCTTACTTCTGAAATACCTGACTTTCACAAAGAAATCTACGCTTTAGTTCCTAAGGTCAATCGTTTGGTTATAGCTTCTCCCAGGGGACACGGTAAATCTACCATATTAAGCGTCTTTTATCCTTTATGGTTGGCTTTGTTTGGGTTAAGGAAGGATATTTGTATAATTAGTGCCTCGGAAGGCTTAGCAACTGAATGGTTGCGTAAGATTAAGCGTGAATTAGAGACAAACCAGCGTTTAATAGCTTTCTTTGGGGATATGAAATCTGATAAATGGACAGAATCACAGATTATTCTTAATAACCCCTGGAAAGTAGTCATACGTGCCCGTGGTGCTGGAGGTCAGATAAGGGGCTTTAGACCAGATTGTATTGTCGGAGACGACATAGAGACCGATGAAAGCGTAGAGAGCGAGGAGCAGAGAAAGAAACTCAAGGAATGGCTCTTTAAGGCTTGTTTAAATACCTTATTGCCAGAGGGTCAATTTGTGCTAATCGGCACTATAATCCATCCCCTATCCGTATTAGCCGACCTTCTGGTTATGGATAATGACTGGGAGAAACGAAAGTATCAGGCTTATAAGGACGGCAAACAGGAAGAAGGAAACGAACTATGGGCTGCTTTGTGGAATCACGAGAAGTTACAAATAAGGAAAAAAGAAATAGGCTCTTGGGCTTTTGCCTCGGAGTATATGAACAACCCTATTAGTGATGAGACCGCCCCGATTAAAGAAAACCAAATCAGGTATTGGAAAGAACTCCCTTCTCAAATCTCGGTTGTCGTTTCCGTTGACCCCGCCTACTCGGAAGATATTAACGCTGATTACAAAGTGGCATCGGTTGTCGCTATTGACCAAAACCTGAATAGATATTTAATCACTTATATCAGGACGCACGACTCTTTGGGGGATTTTATAGATGGGATTATAAACCTATGGCTTCAGAACAGGAATATCTGCACGGGAGTAGGGATACCGAGTTCTGGGGTAGAGAAAGGGTTTTTTGACTCATTCCTAAAAAAGTGTGAGGAACGCAAACTATATCCTCCAATCGTTGAACTTAAAAACACCTTTACCAACACGGCTACCAATGTTTCTTCAAGAAACAAGAAATCAAGGATTATCGCCGCTTTACAGCCTTTATTTGAATCAGGCAAATATTATATACACTCCAATCATATAGAAGCAAGAGAAGAACTCTTAACGGTGGGAAGTTCACGTTGGGATGACATCGTAGATACTTTAGCTTACGCCGAACAGATTATAACCCCTGTTTATATGGACAATAAAACAGAACCACAAAGAAAAATAGACACCGAAGTAAAAAGGAAACGTATGGTTGATTACGGAATGGGATAAGATGCCAAGAAAAAAATTAGCACCACAGGTAATAAGCTCAAGGGAAGAAGATAAGCTTTTCCAATGGGTAGAAGAAAAAGTAGAGGACGCAGCCACGCAGACTGGTAATTGGGAGACTAACCAAGAAAAATGGCACAAACTAAGGATGAGGATTAAAAAATCCAAGACCTTTCCTTTTGTAGGGTGTTCTAATATCCGTATGCCTACTGCGGAGACTAAGATACGAAAACTTAAAGCCGCACTCTACCAGACTGTTCTTGGTATTAGGCCCGTATGTCAGGTAATTCCTTCTCCGTCGGGTAACTTACAGACCGCAATGAAGATAGAAAAATGGCTTGACCATATCATTTTAGACATTATTGACTTTAAACCCAAAGCCCTTATTGATATAGACCAGACCTTAGAGAAAGGTTTTTATTTACTTAAACCTTATTGGAGGACGGAAATTACTTCTCGTTTGGAAGAATACTCACTTGAGGACTTGACTACCCAAGAGGCAATGCAACTTTATGATTTAAACACCACCCCAGAAATGATTAAAAAAGAATTGGTAAACAGGTTGGAAGTGGATATGAGCGACAGGGTGGCGGAAGATAACGACAAGGAACTTGAGAGGGTAGTAAAAGAAATTTCTTCAGGCAAAGACAAGATAAAAATTAAACTATTGGATGTCTTGTATGACAATCCCGATGTAGCGTTGTGCGACCCAGAAAGAGTTTATGTAAACTCGGACTCTGGTTTCCACCCCCAAGCCTGTCAGATGATTACCCACGAGTTTTTTATTCCCTTTAATCAGGTAAAAGCCAATGTAGAACATAAAGGTTGGAGCAAAGAAGTCGTAGATGAAATAGAAGAAGATAAAGACTTGGATATTGATGATGATAAGACTTCCGTAGAACTCCAGAAAGAACAACGTGAGGGAATTGAAAGAATAAACAACCCCTCTCAGTTAGTCAAGATTTGGGAAACTTATTGTTGGTATGACTTAAATGATGACGATATAGACGAAAAATGCGTGATTACTTCCGTTCCAGATTGGTCAAGGGTTTTAAGGAAAATAACCTTGCCTTTTTCTAATGGAAAGTTTCCTTTTGTAAAAACTTTCTATGAACTCTTAGACGATAGGTGGTTTTCCCACCGTGGTATCCCAGAGATACTTGAGGACATCATCAAGGAAATAGACATCCAGCATATGCAAAAGATTGACCAGCAGACCGTAAGGAACGCCCCGATGTTTGTTTACAGGGCGGGGATGGTCAATCCTAATTTAGTCCAGTTTATGCCTAACGAGGCGATACCAATAAATGGTATGCAGCCTTTAAGGGACACCATAGATGTCCTTAATTCCAACAATCCCAACGTGGAATACTCTTATGAAAAAGAGCAGATGATTTTAGAGACCAAGATTGAGGAGTTAATCGGGCAGGTGGATTTCACTTTGCAGTCAATGATAAACCGAAGGCAACCCAGAACGTTAGGTGAAGTTGAATTGCAGAACCAGAATATGAAAACCATATTTTCTCTTGATGCCGATATGTTCACTAATTGTTTCAGCGAACTATTCACGATGATTTTTGATTTATGGTGTCAGTATGGAAGCGACCAGGAAGTATTCGCTTATCTTGGGAGAGATGGTTTAGAGAACATCAGACTTACAAGGGAAGAAATACAGGGTAAATATAAAATCACAGTCCGAGGGAACGACCAGAACACCAATCCCCAGGTAAAACTTCAGAAAGCCCAGCAGATACTTATGGCTACGACTAACCCATTATATATACAGACAGGAGTTATTACTCCTATTCATATGGCTAATGGGTTAAAGAGATTTTACCAGACTTTAGATGTTCCTAATTGGGAAGAACTGATGAACGACCCAAAACAGATAATGCAACAGATGCAACAACAACAGAGGCAACCGCCCCCAGATGATATTAAATTAAAAGGCGATGATTTGACTGATGCCGAGAAAGCCCAATTATTGCAAAAGAGAGGAATACAGCCAGATGTTCAAGGCAGGGCATTAAGGTCAAGGGCAATCACCGAAGATAAACAAACAGAACAATCAAATGTAGAGTTTGACCAGTTAATAGAAATTGCCGACAAGATAGCCGAAGAACCCAAGGAGGTAAATAGTGAAAGACGTTAATCAAATCAGGGATGATTTGCTTGAGCGTATCAATAGAAGTAACGAAATAATCACGGGGTTAGAAGGAAACATCGCTTTCAAATTGGCATTAGAGGATTTTGAGAAACAAAAAAAACGCATAGATGATTACTGGCAGTATGAGAACGACCCCAAGAATTTAGAAGCATTGAAGATTACAAAACTGGCTACTCTATCGGTATTGAACATTATTGACAATTATAAATTTGATTTAGAAAAAGCCAAACAAGAACTTTATAAATTGGATAATCCAAGTAAGGTTATTAAAAAAGATTACGACGAGGAATAAAATGCCCAAAGCAATGGAACAAGCCTTAATCAAACAAGCAAAGAAAAAAGGCTGGTGGGGAAAAAAGGGTCTTAGTAAACGTGGCAGTAAATATGTCTATGGGGCAATGAGAAAATCAGGTTGGATACCCAAGAGGGAAAAATGAACCCTGTTATGGACTTAGCAAATATGATTTACGGAGAGGCAGCGTCGGAGAATTATGACACGATGCTTATGGTGGGTTCATCTGCCATAAATAGATTAAATGCCAATAAACCAGAATTTGGCGGAACACTGCCAGAAGTTTTACAGAAAGGTTATTATTCGGTAAGTAATCCTAATATTCCTTATAAACAGGCATTGGAACAGAAATTTCCAGATAAGAACTCGGAGACTAAATACAAACAGGCTTTGGCAATATCTTCTGGATTATTAAAGGGGACGATTGAACTGAAGAAAGGGCAATTTTATTTTACCGAAAAAGAAATCAATAAATTCAAAAAGAACCCAAAGAAATTTAACCTAAAG